TTGCAGCACCACACGTGAGGCGAGAACTTAAACGGATTGCGAAGATGGATAATCCACCAAAAGAAAAAACGGTAATATGGTATTAAAAGCCACTGATCGGAAACGGTTGGTGGTATTTTTATACTCATTTTTAAGAAAGGAAGAGGTAAAACATGATTATCACAGGAATGGCGCACTTTGAGAGTGTTGCACAGAAGAAACTTGTTGAATGGTACCACAAGAACAGACCGGAGGTACAGATTGACCGAAGCAATGTATTTGTGGTTTGGTCCTGTAAAACACTCCAGAATTACAAGTGTTTAGCATCTACCACAATCAGTGGAGATGGTATCTATGCGGAGTACACCTACAACGGTGACAAACAGGAGCTGTACGAAGATGTATACGGTAAATTAATCAATACATGCCATACAGAGGAGTAGGAGGTAGACATGAAAAAATTATTTATCAGCCAGCCGATGCGTGGCAAGACTGACGAGGAAATCAAAGCAGAACGAGCCAAAGCAATTGAAGCGGCATCTGAA